AAAAGGAGTCGACTGACCACCACTTGCGCCTGATCCTGTATCACTAGGTGGCGCCAAAACAATACTATCCATATTGTTATTATTGTTATTGTTGTTATTATTGCCACCACTAGATGGTGGAGGAGTTGTAAATCCTGCTCCAGAAGGGTTGCTTGTAGGTTGAAATGCAGCTCCACCCATACCTGCAGGACCTATGCCTGAGGTAGGTGGAGCATTTTTTGTTTTTAAATATGCTGATCTAGCGTCTACCATTAACCTATCATTGATTGTAATACTACTATGACGATTACGGCAACGATACCAGCTTTAATCCAGTCTTTCATTCCCCAATCAGACCACTCTTTCAAGTGTGCCCATAAATCTTGTAATAACTTCATATAACCTCCTAATGTATTGTTGGTTTACTAGAATGAAAATCATCTACCATAGATAAATTTTGAGCTAATTGCTCAAAAATCATATTGGTTTGTTCCACCCCTAAGTTAGTTAAGTAAATGTTTCTTACCACAGAAACCAAAGCCGCGCAAAATAAAAGTTGGTCGTCAGAACTTGCCGTAACTTCATCTACTAAAGCTTCTACGTCCTGTATGTAATACTGCAGTTTCTTTATGTTTTTATCTATCATTTCTCTTTGCTTGTTCTCTTATAAGCTCCATGTTTCGTTTTAAAGCAGCTTCTTTTTCTCTGCTTTGTCTATCACTTTCTGTTTTCATTAACTCAAGACCAGCATCTATTTCAAGTTTATCTCTATCGATATCTGTTCTTTGAGCTTCTGATTGTTGTTTCATAATAGTCTCTGCAGCACGTAAGTCAATCTCTTGTTGTTTTAATTTGATCAATGGATCTTCTACTTCTTTAACTCTACGTTTTTCTTCTTCAAGCATTTCTTTTACCATAGCAGACTCTACTGTAGCTATTTTTGATTCTTTTTGTGTCATCAATTGTTTTTGTGCAGCTTCTACTTGTGGTGCCATTTGTGGATTCTGTTGTGCTTGTTGCATCATCATTTGAAGTTGTTGTGTTTCTTTCATCATTTCTTGTTCTACTTGTTCGGCAGCCATTAATGCAATGTGTTCTAAAATGTGTGATTCCATCATTGCGTACAATTGAGGATTTATTTGAACCATTCTTGTTGCAATAAAATCAGCGTGTGTTTTCATATGTTCCATGTGATTTTGTTGAGGAAAAGCTTTTGGTTGTGTTCCTCTCATAGCCAATGCGTTTTCCATAGCAGGACTCATTGGTGCTGGAGTATTTGGATCTGGTTTTAACAATGCGTCCACATTGTCCACACCCATAGCCATGTACATTCTTCTATATGCCTCTCTTAAATTATGCATTTGTGGATTTGATTGTGCTAATTGTAATTGTTGTTGTGCCAACATAATACGTTGAGACATAGAGAATATATTTGGATCACTAATAGGTATTATGTCCACTCTATCATCAAAGTCTTTTACTTTTATCATTTGATTACCACCTATGACCTGGTATGGATATTCAGGTGGTAAGTAAGATTGAAAAACCGATGCTAATAAATTAAATTCTGTTTTTTGTGCATAGTGTAATCTTTTGTGTATTGCACTCATAACTTTTGTGCCACGCTCTAATAATGCAAGAGTTGTGCCTACAGGATTTTGTTCATTACCTTCACCCATTTTCATATCAGCTATTGCAGCAAATGATTTACCTGCATCAACAGCAAAACCTAATAGTTGAAATAAAGTTCCACTAGGTTCTTTGTATGGTAGTGGTAACAAAGATTCTTTTATTGATGTACCTGTTACATCTACATCTCTAAACTCTCCTGGTTGTAAAGGATTATCATGATCACGTATACGCATACCACGTGCTTTAAATCCTGCTGGTAGATTGGCAAGAGTTCCTGCATCAATTAACTGTCGCAAAACACTTGTTGCAGTTCTTGACAATCCACCTAACATGTGGATCAAGCCAAATCCATAAAAGCCTAATCCGGGGAGGAACTTGTAATGTACAAAGTATTGTTTCTTTTTTCTTGCACTATCTATTTGATCAAAGTTTCTTCTAATAGACAACACTTCTTCTGAATCTTTATCTATCGTAACTATGTATGGTAACTTAATACCATTTTCATCTTCAAAACCTGGTATATCCAAATCACAGTGCATTTCTAAAATTAAATGTTCATCGTCATCACCAGCATATGATGGTTCCACACCATCTAATTCATTTACTTTTTCTTTTACTTCAGATGTGTCTACACTTCCTGAACTTACTTCAACGTCTCTGTAAAAACCACTTACTTGATTTTTTCTAAGTTCATTACCATTCATTTTGATGCAATGTGTAACTCTAGACGCTGTTTCTAAATCAGCTGCAAAATAATCTATAACTAAATCTTCTCCAGAAACAAATTTGGAAACTGCTCTACCTAATTGTCCATCATAGTAAACTTTTTTAAATGCAGAACCTGCTAATGGTAAATAAAATAATAATTGATCTAATTCAGGATCATATTCTTTCATGACATTCATTATCTGATAATTCATGAAATCTTTTACACGTTTAGCTTGATCTTCTACTGGTGGTGTTATTTCACCAACTATTTGACAATTAACTGGTCCGTGTGGAGGCAACATTTCTTTATAAGCTTGTGCTTGAAACTGTGTGACTGATTCTGCAAGTAAAGGATGTACAACGCCACTAGCTCCTTCAAAAGGTTGTGTTCTATCTTCATACTTGAAACCAAGCATGTCTAATCCTTTTATATACGTGTCTTCCCAATCCTTTCTAGATTCTTTATCGCTTTCATAGTAATTTAATAAATCACCAGTTAGTTTTCTAAGATCATCCTCTTCTAAAAACTCAGCCAGGTTAGCATCGTGCTCTGTTGGCTGTTGCATCATTGGTTCTTCTGGTATTATTGCTGACCCATCTTCTTGTAATTCAAATTGCGGGTCAAATGCAACTCCTTTATCAACAGTTACTTCTGTTCCTGTTGGTTCTAATTCTAATCCTAAATTTAAAGCTTCAAGAGCTTTGTCTACATTGTTTTTACTTTGATCTGCCATTTTATGTTAAAGAACTCACTATTGGTTGAAATGAACTACGCACTAAACCTCCATCCTTATAAGCTGATATACCTTGATCCATTTTAGACGTAGATTGTATTATACCTTTTTTGTCTTTTAAAAGCAATACAGGAATACTATCACGTGGTCTGCCTTTTGCGTCCACTATAACTGTTTCATCGTACTTTGCACCTGTTTTTTTAGATATCTTTTTCATTTGTGGTATCATTATGTTTTTATAAAAACCTGTTTTTTCTTTTCCTTTAATATCTGCACTGGCAATGGCAATACCATCATAATCACCACTTTCTTTTGCTGCACGAAGCAAATATTGCATAATAAATCTACCATGATCTTTTGAATCAGCGAAAGGACCTTCTGGTATGTCAGATCTGCTTTTATATTTTTTACCACCAGGTTTTAATTGTTTTGATTGATCAATTAGCTTTTGTTGTTGTGCTCTTAAATTACCAAGATTAATACCGCCTTTGTCGTCTATCTTTTTTTGTAAATCTGCCAAAGATTTCTGTATTCCTGTCATTTTTTGTGTGTCAGGGTCAAAAGAATCACTTCTTGGTGCATATCCTTTATCATAAGTACCCTTACTACGTGCTCCTGCATGCATATCTGACTGTATTTCTTCTACAAACAGTAATTTACGTCCATATTCGTCTGTTCTATCGGAAAAACGCACCCAAACAAACATATTGTCCGGTCTTTGTCCTCCAAAATCGTGTCCTTGCTTGTAAATCGGCTCACTTTCACGATATTTTCCTGGTTTGTATGAAAATAACACTTCTTGATAGTTTCTACCGCCAGAAAGTGTTTGATCTCCAGCATGAATTGGCTTTCCTTGAGCATTATATTGAATTCCTTTTTGATTTAAAAGGTCATCAAAAACTAAAGCTGTCTTTTTTGCCATAAAAGGCAATTGTTTTGATGGATCTAGACCTTTTCCTATAATTTCATCAATACCAAACTCATCTTTGAACCCTTTATTAATGATTTCTTTTAATCTTACCATCTGTGGCCCTGTTGGATTTTGTAAATCCATCTTAGTCATGGTTTGATATACGTTTCTTAGTATTTTTCTTGACCCAATGTCCATGTAAACAGGTGGATTTCTTAAAGTGTCTTGCACAAAACCAGCAGTATCCTTGACTAATCGCTTTGAATCACGCCATCCTAGTATTTTTGCTTGAATTTGAGGTGCAAATTCTTCGTATTCTTCCAATAAATCTGTTTTGTTTATCTTTTTTCCCGCATTCATTGACAAATGAAAGCCTAATGATGTGTCTTTTAGCTCTGTATCACCAACTCCTCGTTTTTTTAAGTAGTTTAACCACTGTGATCCAGTCATAATATTCTGTTTTGCCTCTGCAATCTCTTCTCTAGACTTCCAAAACATAGCAGGTAAACGAACTTCTTCTGATTGTGCCACACCAGTAGACATTCCTGGTTGACCCTTTGTAAATTCTTGTGCTTCGTCTGCTGTTTTAAAATCTTTTACTGGCAATCCAGCTTCATCTAGAGCAGTAAAAGGTTTTTCTGGAGGTGGTAGTTTTGCTTGTCCTTTAGATATTGGTCCAAGCGGTCTTGCTGCTTCCAATCCTTTTGTCAAAGAACCTACAGTTTTTAACTTATTAACAATACCACCTATGTTGTATCCGTGCAATGTACCTCCTCTAAATTGATTTTCAAAATCAATTTCTTCGTCTTCAGCTCTTCGCCTTGTTGTTTGTAGTTCTTTTTGACGATTTGCTTCTGCTATATCAGCATTTTTTCTTGTATTAAATATATTACCAGATGGAGAGTACGTGTCTATATATCTTTCAAATAAATAAGAATAATCACCACCTTCTGGCGTTGATGCAAAGTCTAACATTCTACCATCTACGTCTCCACGCATTACACCTAGCTTTCTTTCAAGCTCTTGCATTTGCGTAGGTGTGGTAACATCATAAATAATTGGATCATCTTTTGCAAAATCATCTGGTGATGTCATATAATAGTTTTCGTCCACTATTTCTGTAGTTCCATTTTTACCATCTATATAAATATGTTGATTATTGTGATAATCATCACGTATATCAAATTCTATGTGCTTATCACCGTTTTTGTA